GTTAACACTTCGTTAATACTTTTCGAAGAAAAATGTTGATCCGACCCAATAAAAACAAGGGGTTGTGAAATTGGCTAAAAAGGGAAAATTGACACCGAAACAGGAAATGTTCGTCAAAGAGTACCTGGTTGACCTTAACGCCTCAGCTGCTGCCAAGCGGGCCGGATATTCATTCCCACCGTCAGGGGATGGGTACTATGTATATTTCCTAATAGACCCAAGGACGCAGGCTATCTTCTACGTTGGGAAGGGTACCAAAGGAAGGATTTCACAGCACGTCCACCAGGTGAAGGCAAACTATCCAGTCGCGAACCCAATCAAAACCAGCCAAATTGAGGATATTCTTTCAAGCGGTAATTCAGTGCAAGAAAATTTTTTCATAGACAAGCTTGGGGAAGCCGACGCGTTCCGGATAGAAGCCAGGTTGATATCAGAATTTAAAGAAAGTGGACTCACCAACATTCATGGCGGCACCATCCCCAATGAGGATATTGTGCAGGCGAAAGCTCACCACTCGCTATCACGGTTGCTTCCGTACGATGTTTGGGTCAGAAGTCTCAGCGATGAAAAGAAAGAGGTGATCGAAAGGGTGTTTGGGTCATGTAGGGAAGTTTATGACAAGTTTAAAAACCAGCTTGAAGACCTCGCTGACTTGTCAAGGAACCCAACCCTAAAAAAAATGGTTCAAAACAACTGGTGGGTGTCGTATGGCGAGCATAAATAAATTAAATGTGTGGTTGCACCACTATCTGGACCAAACCAACCCCGACACATTTTTAAACAAAACTGAGTCTGCCAGGGCAGCTGGGTATAAGACAAAAGATCCTCATCGCCTTGGCGAGATAGGATACCAAAACTCCAAAAAACTCCAAAAACGTATCAACACCTGGCTTGACGAGTCTGGATTGTCAGAAGCTGCATTAAAAGAAAAGTTGGTTGAGTTGTTGTTTGCGAAAGAAACAAAATTTTTTCAGAAAGACGGGAAGATTACAGAGCAGGTAGATGTCAACAATTACGGTGTCCAGAGGCAAGCGCTGGAAATGGCTTTTAAGATTAAGGGAATGTTCGAAAAAGACAACGCCCAGCGCGGCCAGGTAGACCAGGAAGCCCGCCAGGAATTTATGAAAGACCTTTTTCAGACAATTTCCCAAGCAAATGGCCGGGGCCTGCCGGAGCCCAGAGAATGACGGCCTCTCTGAAATATGATCCGTGGGAGGATGATTCTCCTGTCAAAGGCCCTGATCCGAACCGGACAGAGAAAGAGGCTGACCACGCCCTGGAAAACCTATCATACGATGAAATGTTCTCCAAGCTGGCGGACCGCTGGTGGAGGTTGAACAACCTGTATTATTTCATCGACAGGGACGGAAAGCGAAGCATTTTCAAGCCGAATCCGGACCAGGCCAGATTCTATGATGAGATGTGGTATCAAAATATAATTTTGAAAAGCCGTCAATTAGGGTTCACGACGTTCATAGATATATTCTTCCTGGATGCTGCCCTGTTTGTCAATAACACAGAAGCAGGGATTATCGCCCATACCAGGGAAGATGTATCCAAAATATTCAGACGCAAGATCCTATACCCGTATGAAAACCTGCCGGACCTGATCAAAGACTTCAGAAAAACAAAATCAAAATCAAAAACAGAAATTGAGTTTGAAAACAACTCCATTATTTCTGTCGGCACATCGATGCGGTCAGGCACCATGACCCTGTTACATATCAGTGAGTTCGGAAAAGTGTGTGCTCACCACCCTGAAAAGGCCCGTGAGATATTAACCGGGTCGCTCCCTGCCATCCACACGCAGAATGGTGAATCAATTTGGGTTATAGAGGCTACAGCTGAGGGCAAGTCCGGGTATTTCTTTGATATGTGCCAAGCCGCCCAGGCCAGAATGAAAACAGGCAGGAAGCCGACCAGGACCGAGCCGAAGTTCCATTTTTTCCCCTGGTGGGACAATAACTATAACGAGTCCACAGAGGCTGTCCCTATTAGCACGCCCATGCTGGATTATTTTGCAGAAATAGAAGGCAAAATAAGTAAAAAGCTGAGTGACCCAAAGCGGTGGTGGTACGTATCCCAGTGGAACATTTATGGCGAGGACATGAAGCGAGAAAACCCTTCGACCCCGGATGAAGCGTTTGAGCAGGCCATCAAAGGGGCCTATTTTTCCCAGCAGCTGGCCCAGGCCAGACGAGATCACCGGATATGCTCAGTCCCGTATCAACCCGGAATCGGAGTTCGGACATGGTGGGATCTGGGCATGAACGATGTGATGGCTATCTGGTTCACCCAGGACGTGGGGCGGGAGCTTCACGTGATCGATTATTACGAAAATACCGGCGAGGGGTTTCCGTTTTACGCCACGGTGCTCCAGGAAATGGGATACCACTACACGACCCACAACGCTCCTCACGATATAGCCGTCCGGGAGCTGGGCACAGGAAAAAGCCGGTGGGAGCAGGCAAACGAAATCGGGCTTTATTTCAAGCGGATTCCCCGGATCAAATCAAAAATCGATTCTATAAACGCGGCCCGGCAGCTATTCCCAATTTGTTGGTTCGATGAGGTCAAGTGTTCCCAAGGTATCGAGCGCCTGGAAGGGTACAGAAAAGAGTGGAATGAACACTTACAGACCTACCGCACAACCCCACTACACGACGAAAATTCAAACGGCGCAGACGCATTCCAGACCCTGGCTATGGGACATCAGTTCAGAGTAGGCCAGGGCGCGGCAGTCACAGTGCAAAAACAATCAGCAGACGGGTGGACATAGACATGGCAATGATCGAATACCAAAGCAATTCAGAGCTGGAACAGCAGGAGGCCATGGCGGCCAAAGAAGCCCAGGAGCGGCAGAACCGACCGGAAATACTGAGCCTGTCCCATTATGTGATGGATTGCTGGCAGTCAGCAAAAGAAGCCAAGGAGCGCAAAGTTGAGAAAAAGATGATCGACGCGCTCAGGGCCAGGGCGGGGGAGTATTCACCAACCAAGTCACAGCAGATCAAACAGTATGGCGGTTCCGAGGTCTTCATGATGCTGACGGATGAAAAATGCACTGCTGTGGCAGCCTGGATGAATGACATCCTGTTCCCACCGGGAGATAAGCCGTGGGGTGTCAAGCCGACCCCGGTGCCTGACCTGGAGCCAGGCCAGATGCAGGAGGTTAAGGTTGCTGTGATGATGGAAGCCCAGCAGACCATGAAACAGCAGCTGGTGATGGAGATCCAGGCCGGGAACATACAGAACGAAAACCAGGCCAAAGAATGGATGCTCCAGCAGATGCAGGCCCGGGCCGAGGAATTAGCCGGCCAGATCAGAGATGAAATGGAAGAGGTCGCCAAGGAGGCCCGCGACCGGATCGAAAGAAAGCTGGATGATGTCCTGGTGGAGTCAAATTGGCAGGACGCTGTCATGGATGCCATCGATGACATTGTTACGTTCCCTTCAGGGGTTGTCAAAGGCCCTGTTATCCGGAAAAAGAAAGTGATGCGCTGGAAAGATCAGCGGCAGGAACAGGTAATGCCGGGACAAGAGCAGTTTCAGGAACAGGATCAGTCTCCGGTCGAGGTAAGGACCGAGGCCATTATCGACTTTAACCGGGTATCCCCACTGGACATCTACCCTCTGCCCAGCGCCCAGACCCCAGAGGATGGGATCATTGAACGGCACAGGCTGACCCGGAAATACCTGACAAGCCTGATTGGTGTCGAGGGGTATGATGATGATGCGATCAGGATGGTGCTGACCGAGTACGGCCAGGCCGGGCAAAGTAGCTGGCTAAGTGTCGCAAACGACCTGACCCGCCAGGAGCTGGAGAACAGGCCGAATGAATGGCGAAGCCCGGACGCAAGGATCGACGCTTTGCAGTTCTGGGGATCGGTCCAGGGTCTGATGCTTTTGGAATACGGTATGACCCCGGAGCAGATAGAGGACCCGTTCGCTGATTATTCTGTGGAAATCTGGCTGATTGGAAGGTATGTGATCAAAGCCGAGATAAACGGCGATCCCATGGGTAAAGTACCGTACCATTTTGCCAGTTTTCGGAAAAGGAACGGGTCTTTGTGGGGGTCAGGCGTGCCGGAAGTGATTTCTGATTGCCAGGATGCGGTGAACGCCGCGGCAAGGTCACTGATCAACAATATGGCCATATCCTGCCTCACCGGGGATACTGTCGTTTATCGGCATGGGAAGAACGGCCGGAAATACAGTGAACTGACCCTTGACGAGCTGTGGGAGAAAAAGGCGGACCATAACTCCGGCTTGCGCAGAATAAAAATCCGGTCATTAGATGAGCAAACAGGTGGTTTTTTCCTTAATAGGATACATGACATCTTTGATAACGGGGAGGCCCCTGTCTATGAAGTTGTCACAAAGAAAGGCTACAAGATAAAGGCCACCGGCAACCACCGGTTCATGTCCTCTGACGGTGAGTGGAAGTTTTTGGACTGTTTTTTTGAAGGTGATGATATCGCAGTAAATGGAGCGGCCGCAATCCTTCCAGCAAATTGTGTTGATTGCGGCTCCCCTTTGTCCAAAAAAACAGCAAAGAGATGCCGGACATGTGCATCATCTTCCGAACACAGCCATTGGAACAAGCAACAGATCATAATGGCAAGAGGGAACCGTTCAGCCCTTGCAACATCATCGAGGCAAAGGAAAGAGTGCAGGGACGCAGCGAAAGAGTTTTGCGAGAAATGTGGAGTTGGTGTCGAGCACCGCCTTGAAGTGCACCACAAAGATCGTGATCCATACAACAATGATAGGGGCAATCTCATCACGCTATGTGATTTTTGCCACAAATATGAACACCGGCGGCACGACAACTTTGGGGATGCCTATAAACATAAATTTGTGGATTATGATGAAATAATCCAGATTAAATATGTCGGGGTGGAAAGAGTATATGACCTTTCCATGGAAGGCCCAAACCACAACTTTGTTGCAAACGGTTTCATCTCTCACAATTCCGGACCACAAGTCATGTATGACATATCACAGCTGCCGGCAGGCGAAAGTCTGACAGATATGTATCCTATGAAAATTTGGCAAATAAACGGCCAGGCCGCTATAGGCAACGGCACAAGGGCGCCCATTCAGTTCTTTATGCCGCCGTCGGTAGCCGGTCCATTGATGGAAGTCTATAAGTTTTTCAGCGAGGAGGCCGACAATAAGACAGGGGTGCCTAAGTACTCATACGGCGGAGAAGCCAAGGGCGGGGCGCTGGGAACCGCGACCGGTTTCACGATGATGATGAACAACGCGGCCCGGGGCATCAAGCAGGTGGTCCGCAACGTGGATAAAGGGATCATCGCTCCGTCCATCATCAAAACCCATGAGTTTCAACTCCTGTATTTCAAAGACCCGGACTATTACACCGGGGATATCAAGCTGATTGCCAAGGGATCGAGCGCCCTTGTCCAGAAGGAACAGGCCCAGATCAGGAGAAACGAGCTCCTTAATGTGGTTCTGAGTCGCCCGGCCGCCCTGGAAGTTGTCCAGCTGACCGGTTTGGCCCAGATGCTCAGGGAGATTTTCAAGGGAGCCGACTTCAAGTCCGATGACATCGTTCCCACAAAAGAACAGCTGGAAATGCGGATGCAGCAGGCCGTAATCCAGCAGCAGCAGATCGAGGCAGAGACAGGCAAGGAGACGGATGGGGCAGGGAATAAGCAGTCGGGCAAGGATTTTCAAATAGTTTAGGGGGAATGATGATTTTGCCAAAAGCCGTGAAAGATCAAGCGCAGGCAGCAGAAAAGTACATTAACGACGAAAGGGAATTCGTGGACAAAATGCACAAACATTTGTCGTCTTATCTGGACAAGCTTTCTGCCGGGATACAGCCAATTATCAACAATATTAACACAGGGCTTAAAAAAGAAGGATTGCCGTTTGAGTATGCGTTAGAGGCCATGAAAGACAGATGGTACATGACCAACAGTCGGATCAAAGATAAGGGCTACTACATAAAGTATTCGCTTTGGGAATCGCCATCGCCAGGGCCTCTGGGATTCTATCTATACGTTCATGATTCCGACATCCCGCCAGCCGAATGGACCCCCACGACGAAAGATTTGCTCGCTGAGGACTGGTGCCATTGGATAGAGCCAGAAGAAGAATGGGAGGAAGACTGATGCCAGACACCAAAGAGGTAATAATAGAAAAGATTCTGGAGTACGCCGAGGCTTTGGATAGCCAAAAAGCACCAAAAACAAACCGCATCATAGTTCCGGTGCCGCTGTGGATTGAAGAGATTATCGATTCAAACAGAGGGGGAATAGACTGATGGACCGCGAAACATCTTACAGCAGTGACACCACCCTGGGTGATCTCAACCGCAGAGACCGGGACAACTTTGACCATGTACTGAAACATGATGCCAAAACCTACCGGTTTGCAAGCGTTAATGATGCCAGAAAATTCATGGGCCACTGTTTTGATCTGATCATGCGCAAGTGCGGTGCAAAGGTCAGACCCGGGATGGATTCCAACCGCATTGACCGGCTGATGAGAAAGCACAACATCAAGGTGGAACACAGGGAATACCCACCGGACGAACCCCTGTATCAAACCGGTATGTACATTTACAAAAACGGGGAGATTGCCGGGTTTGTGTCTTCTCCGTTCCGGTATCATGGAGCTTTGGTCGAGCTGCTCCCTCAATGTTTTATCCGCACCACCGCGAGGATACATGAGCATTGATCTGACTCCCGCCGACCAGGATGCTGTCCGGGCACTGAATCGGCTGAGGAACAACCAAGACTTTGTTTCTTTCCAAAAGTGGCTGGATGCACGGCTGAGAAGCCTCCGAAAACAAAACGACAGGCTCACTGGTGACCAGCTCAAGTGGTCACAGGGCCAGTGCCAGGCGCTCCAAAAGATATTGGATTCCCCGGAAATTGCCGTAAAAATCCTGAAAAATGCCAGATAGCCCTATTTGGCAGCGATTAGATTGATTATCCGCCCATATAGCGGAAAATAGCACGCAGGACACCCGGCAATCAAGCCGGACCCTAAACCATAGCGACACCCCGAAAGGGACCGCGAAAGGAAAAAGATGAATTTACCAGCCAGTGTGGTTGCCGCGAAGGAAAAAGCCGAGGCAATCCAAAAACAACTGAATGAGCCAGCCCAGAAGCCAGAAGGGAAACCTGACCAGGCCCCTGCCCAGCCGAAGGACACTGAGCCCAAAAAACCAGATACTCCCGACTACAAGGACCGGTATCAGACCCTGCAAGGGAAATATGATGCCGAAGTCCCGCGCCTTCAGCGCGAAGTCAGGAACCTGCAAGAGCAAATGCTCACCCTACGTCAAGAAAACGAGGCTTTGAAAAAAGCCGAAACCGAAAAACCCAAAGATCCCCCGCAGGAACCTGTCAACCTGGATTACGATGCCCTGGACGAATACGGTCCGGAGTTCAGAAAACTGGGTGAAGCCCTTCAGGCCGTTGTTCAAAGAAACGAACAGTTGGAGGCGGAACTTAGAAAGCTGAACGGCAATGTGGAGTCTGTGCAGCAGGCCAGTGTCAAAGAAGCGCACGAGAAGTTTCTCGACAAGGTTCGGACTGAAGTGTCCGGCCTGGGCGGTAATTTTGAAACGCTGAATACGGACCCGGCCTTTTTGACATGGCTTCACCAGGTGCCACCCGGCAGCCAGTTTCAGCGCATTGCTCTGTTGCATGATGCAGAGCGCAGGCATGACGTGGTTCAGTGCAGGGCGATCTTTAAAGAGTATATCGACGCTTTACCCGATGACAAGCAAAAGCAACCGCCCAATATGCAACCGCCGCCGTCACCGCCCCCGGAAACACCCGGGGAGCCGAGCGGAAAGCAGTGGACCCGCAAGGACATAAAACAGTTTTATGCGGACAAGGCCGCTGGTAAGTACGCCGGCAGAGAAGACCAGGCGAAAGCAATCGAAGCGGACATTTTTGCAGCACCAGCACAGGGGAGAGTCGTCGGTTAATAGGAGTACGCCATGTACACCATTGACTCAAGTCTGGGCGAATATGCCACAGCAGGTCTTTCCGGGACCTATATTCCGGAAATCTGGTAGTTGAAATGGCCAGAGGAAAATTGAATCTGAATAACGGGGAAGCGCAAGCCAACCCGATGCAAGCGAGACAAACTCAAAAGGACACCCGGTAGGGTTAAAGATGAGTGAGAAATACATAGCCGGTTTTATAGACGCAGATGGATATCTTTCAGTGAGGTGTAGGGTTGGTGCCCGTCCGGATCTGGAAGTTTCTATTGCCCAAAGAAGTGATTTCCTTGAACCTCTGTATGAGGCGCAGGGGCTTTTCGGCGGGACAGTGCGCCACAGGGAAAGCCTGGGAAGCCATGAGCTGCAGCTGCGGTCAGGACCGGCAAGAAAATGTATTGAAAGAATCAAGAAGCATCTTGTTGTCAAGAAACACCAGGCGCATGCCTATCTTATGATGGTTGATACTGGCACGGTTTTAAAAACCAGCCAGGACGTTGCCGGGCTTAGGGAAAAAGTAAAGGCCGTAAAAAAGGTCAATGCGGACCCGAAACAGAATCACCCAACCAGAAAATGGATGGCCGGTTACATAGATGGTGATGGGTCTTTTACCGCAAAGGTTTGCAAAAAGACCGGTTACGCATACCCGAAGCTATCAGTGCTTAGCGCAGAAAATTATACCGCAGGGATTCAGCTTTTACACAAAGCCTTTGGCGGGAGAATCTGCCCGGTTGGGAAAAACTACCTGTGGCAAGTCCAGCTGTCACAGCCCAGCAAAGTAAGTCAGGTGATAGGGTATTGTCTGAAACACCTTCAAAAAAAACAAGATGTGGCAAGATTCATTTACGAGTGTGCAAAGGGTGGAAACTTCCGGGACGGAGAAGCCATCCGTAACACCATAAAAGCACTCAACTCGCAGCAGCACAGACTGAGTGATTCAACCGTCAAGGACCATATTGATCTGATTGATTTTTCCATCCAGAAAAAACAAATGGGAAGACCAGTCGGGATTATTGAGACACGTCCAAGGCGGAAGCGACAGTCGAAACTACAGGGTATGTAGTCAGCAGGGAAACTGATCGAAAAATTTTACCTAGCCACCGTGTTCGTTGCAATCAGCAACACCGATTACGAGGGAGAGATTACCTCAGCGGGCGATAAAGTGATCATCCGGACCGTTCCGGACACCACCATCCACGAATACAAAATCGGCCAGTCCCTCAACTACGAACGTCCCCAGTCAGCCAACGTTGAGTTGCTGATCGACAAAGGTAACTACTATGCCGTTGTCATCAACGACGTGGAGAAGAAACAGGCGGACATCAACTATGTGGACAAGTGGGCCGAGGATGCTTCCGAGGGCATGAAGATCGCTATTGATACCAATGTCCTTGGTGACGTTCCCGCCGATGTCAGTGCCTATAACACCGGCACCACCGCAGGGAAAATTTCCTCCGGTGTTGACCTGGGCGTGGCAGGGACCGACGGATCAGACGCTGTTTCCCTGACCAAGGCCACCATAGTGGACAAGATTGTCGAATGCGGCCAGGTTCTGGACGAACAGAACATCCCGCATACCAACAGATGGTTTGTCCTGCCGGCATGGGCATGCACCCGGATCAAGATTTCCGAACTGGCAGAAGCCTCCTATTCCGGTGACGGTGTTTCCACCAAACGGAATGGCCGGATCGGCAAGATCGATCATTTTGAGCTTTACAGCTCCAACAACATCACCCCGGTTCTTGAAACCGCCACCAACTGCTACAAAGCAATCTTTGGCCACAAGTCGGCCATCACCTTTGCAAGCCAGCTGGTGGAAAACGAAATGATCCCCAACCCGGATGATTTCGGGAAGCTGATGCGCGGGTTGCAGGTGTACGGCTATGAGGTGATCAAGCCCGAATCCATGGGAATGCTGTACTGCAAGGCTGGTTGATAACAGATAAAGATTTACCCTTCCCCGGGTTTCGGCCCGGGGAGTTTTTAAAAAGGAATAGACCAATGAAATTCGGAATGATTAAGAGCATTGTCTCTCAGACGCTCGACTATGGCGATTTCACCGATGGTGGAGGTGCAGCAGGGTCCATTGAATTTGATACAGACCTTCCTGCCGGCGCCATCCCCCTGGCGTGGCGCGCAAAGGCAACCGATGGGTTTACCGGTGATACCTCTGCCGTTATCAGTGTTGGTATTGACGGGGATGCGGACAAATACTCCGCCGACACCGCGCAGAGCGTTTTTGCGGCCGGTACGGTTGGGTCTTTGGTATTGGCGGCCGCTGCCATGCAAGATGATTTTGCCACTACACAAACACCGGTTGTTACCGTGACCGCAGGCACAGACTGGGGAGCCGTAGATGGCGGGTCCATGGTGGTTGAAATCTTCTACATTGAACCCGAACCGTTTGCATAATTTTTTACCAGGGGGTCATTTTGGCCCCCTTTTGAAAGGAATCATCGATGAAAAAGAGACAATCCCCTGAGTTTTTAATGAACACCAAAACCGGCGTTGTGTTTGTCAAAACCGAGATCCTGGCAAAAAGAAAAGACATGGTGCCGTATGATTTCGAGAAAAAGCGACCCGTGTCTGCCATCAGTGAGCCGGAACCTCCCGCCATTTCAGAAGAGGCTGAGCAGGAAAAAGAAAGGGCAGCAGCGTTGGTGAAAGAGTGGTTTGGCAGGGATGTCAGTAAGGTTTCCAAAAAAGACCTGGCCGACTATGCCATGGCTGAGTTCAACCAGGTCGTTGACGACGATTCAAAACTGAAGATGGTCCAGGCCATCGAGCAGATGGTGGGCTGAGATGACCGGCCAGGAGATGATTGATCAGGTGCTCACCTACCTGACCGATGAGGACGGGGACGTCTGGGGTGAAACCCTTGTGCTGTCATTTATCAATGAAGCCGTGGGAACCATCGCCATGCTGCGGCCTGATGCTACCGCCACAACCGATGACGTGACCATCGTGGCGGACAGTGCCAGACAGACCCTTCCTTCGGATGCTGCCCGGCTGCTTTCGATCCCCCGGAACACAACTTCCGGCAAACCGGTCAGGAAAATTGCCAGGGAAGTGCTGGCAGAATTGGGTGCTACATGGACGGCACAGTCCGTATCTGACATCGAGCATTACATGTATGACGATGAAAACCCCCTGGTCTTCCATGTTCACCCGGTACTGGATGCAGACGGCAGCGTGGAAATGGCATATTCCTCTGTTCCCGAGACAATCACCCTGGTGTCTGACCTGCGGGTATCATCCGTTTATAACGGCCCGATATTCGATTATGTGCTCCACCGGTGCTTTGGTATGGAGACTGAGCGGATCGACCGCCAGAAGTCTGTCAATCACCTGAACGCCTTTTACAATGCCCTGGGTGTCAAGGTCCAAAACGAGGCCCGGCTGAAACTGATCCAGGAGGTATAAATGGAGCGTTTTGTCAGCAATATCCTGCCGTATGTCCCTGGGTGCCCAGTGGTCTTGATTAAAGCCGAAACGCTCAGGGTGGCTACTGAGTTCTGCCGGAAAACCCATATCTGGCAGGCAGTGGAGGAAAGCACGGCCACTGAAGGCGATGAAACCATTACGCTCTCTCCTGCATCCGGTGATGTTGTGGGCGTCAAGGTGGAGATTAATGATCGTGAGATCTCAGACTACACACTGTCCGGCACTACCGTGACTCTGGAAGACGAGCTGTCTGAGGATGATTCAATCAAGGTCACGCTGTATCTTACCCCGGAAAGGGACGCGACCGAGCTGCCGGATATTCTTTATAACGAATGGCTGGAAGGAATTTCAGCCGGGGTCCGTGCCAACCTGATGCTGATGCCTGAAAAGCCATGGTCAACCCCCAATATGGTCATGATACACGCACAGACCTACCAGCACCAGATCGGGCAGGCACTACTCCAGGCAAGAAAGAAAAACGTCCGTGAACCCATGCGGATGAGGCTGAGGCCCTGGATATGATCAACATTTCTGTTTTTAAAGGGGAGATCCCCAAGCTGTCGGAAAAACTTTTGCCGGACGAGTACGCATCCAGCGCAATCAACTGCAAGTTGCAGGATGGGCGGCTCTCCCCTATGCGGGCAAACGTGTCCGAGGAAGACCTTCTGGCCAGTGCTGAAACCATTTACCGGATGGGTGAGGACTGGTTGCAGTTCGATAACAAAGTACAGATCGTTGATGATCCTGTTTATAATCCATCCGGCCGGATCTTGATTTCAGGGGATGATTATCCAAAAGAAACAGACACCGCAACAGCCATTTCAGGGGCCGGCCCTTACCCGGCCGCAACGCGCAGGCTGGGAATATCTGCTCCAAGCGCGGCCCTGACCCATTCCATTACCGTGGCAGGTACAGGCACCGACAGGGAGATTGCGTATTGCTACACCCGGGTAGGGGAAAGGGCCGACGGCACAGTAGTGGAGTCTGCACCTTCTCCGTCGACAGCAGTGTTTACAGCAAAAGATGATGCCACTGTCCAGCTGTCAGATTTTGTTGATGCTTCCGAAACAGGCGTATATACCACCCATTTCAGAATATACCGGATCAATACCGGCGATACGGGTGCTGAGTTTCAGTTTGTTGACGATCTGGTTAAAACAACATCCCCGCTTGAATATGATGACACCGTGGCGGACGAAGACCTGGGGGAAGTGCTGCCCACAGCAACATGGACCGCTCCGATTGACGAGCTAAAGGGATTTGTCGCAGGGTCCGGGGGGCTAATTTTCGCCTTTAATGCGAATACTGTTTATGTGTCTGATACATATATCCCATATGCGTTTCCGTCTGAATACACGCTTACCGCACCATCCGAGATAGTAGGTATGGGGTTCAACGGCACATCCATGGTTGTTCTGACAAAAACCAACCCGGTTTTGTTGTTCGGCACAGATCCTGGGTCCATCACGGTTGAAAGGTTCCCGGTTGTTTTGCCGTGCAAGTCCGCGCGCTCCATTGTCAGCATACCGGGCGGAGTGGTGTTTGCCTCCACATTCGGGCTGTACCTGATTGATTCAGGTGGCAATCCGGTGAATTTGACGAAAGACATTTTTACGGATCAGCAGTGGTCTGACCTTGAGCCAGGCAGGATATTCGCGTTTTTTCACAAAGGTGCGTACCAAGCGTTTTTTTCAGGATCCACAATGGGCATCGAGTTCAACCCGGGTTCAAACGAGATCAGGAGGTTCCGGTCAACAGCATATGTGTGGGGTGGGCGGTATGTCTCCACGGTCATGATCAATACCTATGAGTTTCTAACATCGGACAGCGAAGAGTTTGTGACGTCAGGCGGCTCAGGCCTTTATTGTTCCGGCGGCGCGTATCCGTTGACATACGATACCCTGTATTTAATCCAGACAAAAGGCACGGCCAGGGAGGTTGTGGCTTTTGATTCAGGCGATGAAACAGATTACATCTGGACATCCAAGACATTCTACCTGATGCGGCAACATATATTGTCGGCCGGGCGAGTGGTGGGGGATTTGTCCGAAGGTGTGACCCTTTCATTGTATGTTGATGACACCCTGCATTTCACCAAATCAATTACTTCTGACAGTGTGTTCAGGATCCCTCGCGTCATGGGATCAACATTTAAAATCAAACTGACAGGCAAGGCCCACATTGAACAGGTGATAATCGGGGCATCCATATCGGAGGTGACACAAAATGCGTAACATACCACGAGTAACAGGCAAAATGGATTACCAGCGGTTTTTTGATGCTGTCAAAGAATCAATAGATATCCTGGCCGGCCGCGCAAAAAAGTCTGAATTGAAACGCGCCTTGCTGGTGGAGGATTTGGAAAAGCTGGGGATAGATCCTGAGAAATTTCTGAGCAGCACAAAACAAAACCCCTACCCGTTACCATAAGGAGAAATAGATGTCGCAATATACATCGACACACAGCGGAGCGCAGATTGATGAAGGTGTCACCAGGGCGTTGCGGTTGCCGGAAAGCCTCGCTGAAACCAGCACTGCCACAGCAACCACCACGGCATTGGGACCAACCACAACCAAACACCTCTTGACCGGCACCACAACAATAACCGGATTTTCTGGCACCGCTGGCGTGACATATCACTGCCGGGCAGAAGGGTCATTCACCCTGACCCATCATGCCACAAACCTAATCATCACCCAGGGAGCGGCAAACATCACAACCGCTGCCGGAGACACCTTCGATGTTCAGATGATAACCGGAACTACATGTAGGATTGTGAATTATCAATGGGCCGGGTCTAATACAAAACTTATCTCTTTTACGAGATCTATGTCGGCAGCAAGTGGAAACGTTTCTTATTCCGCTGTCGGGTTTAAGCCGTCTGTTCTTCTTTTCATGGCCAGCATTATCGACGGCACATCTTTTGCTTCGTGGGGCATGGGTCTACCGGGTACTGATTTTTCTGTATCTACTCGACCAACTGGTTACGCGCCTTCGTCTCCTTGGTCTATAATGCTTTATGAGGATACGTCTTTATGGCAGGGGGCGAAAGTTGAATCATTAGATGATGACGGGTTTACTCTCGCTTGGACAAAAACAGGGGCTCCGGATTACCGTCTTGCCACAATATATTGCCTTGCAATCAGATAAGGAGAAACCATGAACAGAATATGCATAAACAAAAAAACCGGCGAACTCATCGAAATGCAGTCAGGTGGGTGGACAGAAAACAAAGAATTGGCAGATGCCCGCTTGAACACCTTAAAACAAAACGCCCTGAACGCGGGGTACGCCGAAAAAGACATTGAGGTTAAATGGGCAACTCCAGAAGAAACCGAGGCTGCAAAACCCAAAGTAGAACCGGACCAAACCGAGGCCCTGATCCGTCAGGAGATCCGCCAACTGGCAATCGACAGCTTGAAATCAAAAGGCAAGTTGAAAGAAACGGTAAAATGAATCAGAACAAAATCAGCTCAAAACTTCTGCCATATACAAAGATTGACGGTATCCGGACGGTGAAAGACTCCGTGATCAAGGGGCTTTTCCAGCGGACAGTTGAGGAAGGTCTGGACAAGATTGTCTTTTACGAAGGGACCGTGCAGGACGAGAACACCTTTCTTCAGGTGATGAAGAATTCCATGTCCTGGCTGTTTATGAAAGACGATAAAATCATCGGCTATACCTGGCTGAACCGGTTTGAAAACAAGACCGCCCGGCACCACTTCTGTGTATTCAAAGACCACTGGGGCCAGCTGGAAGAACTGGGGAAATATACCATCCAGCGGCTGGCCAGTCTGAAATCCGGTGACGGGTATGTGTTTGATCTTCTGACCGGGTTTATCCCTGCCTGGAATGAGAGAGCTATTAAATTCGCACTGAAATGCGGAGGGAAAAGCCACGGTGTAATTCCGAACGCCATATGGAACCATGAAAAACAGCAGAGTGAGGACGCCGTGTTCATCTATTACACAAGGAGCGAGCCATGATCACACCGGCATATATCCGCGTTTTAAGGCGGGTCAATTTCAAGGGAGGCGGCAGCAGCGGAGACAACTACGACGCTGCATACAACGCCAGGATGGCAACGATTGCCGAAGCCCAGCAGAGGATGGCAGAGGAATATTTCCAGTTCTGGCAGACGGATTACAAACCCATGGAGCAGGCCCAGATTGCGGCCAACCTGCAGCTGATCCCGCACGAAACCGCCCTGCAGAAACAAAAACTACAGGCCGAAAAGGGGCTTATCCCCAAACAAACCGCCCTGCAGAAACAAAAACTACAGGCCGAAAAGGGGCTTATCCCCAAACAAACCGCCCTGCAGAAACAAAAACTACAGGCCGAAAAGGGGCTTATCCCCAAACAAACCGCCCTTGCAGGCGCTCAGATGGATTCCGCGTTGTCGCTGTTGCCTCAGCAGACCGCATTTGAACAGGCCCAGCTTGCCGATTCAACGCAGGCCATAGGGGAGAGGGCACCGGTCAGGGCCGAATTCTACCAGCAGGCTACCGATGGGGTGGACATTGACGGGATGGTGAACCGGGCCTCAGCCGACGCCATGCACTCGTTTGCCAATTCCCAGCAGATGCTGAACCGGAACATGGCCCGTATGGGCGTGAACCCGAATTCCGGCCGGTTCGCTGCCTTATCAAACCAGAACTCACTGAACCAGGCCAAGACAGTGGCCGGGGCAAAGACACAGGCCCGGGTCCAGGGTGAGGAACAGAATTTCAACAGGCTGACCACAGCCATGGGGTATGGGGGGTAGCCATGTATAATATCCAGAATCCGATACAGCAGGCCATGGGCGGGATGAATCAGGCAGCCGGGACTTACGGCAGGATGATGCCTAACATACCCGCGAATCAGAAACCGGGGCCATCTGTAGGCGGGGCTGTCATGTCAGGCATGGGTGGAGCCGGAACCGGTGCCGCGATGGGTAGTTTTTTGGGTGCAACGGCAGCAACAGAAACGGCGCCGGCAGTGGCAGCGCTTGGCATGGGACCGGCTGGATGGGCCGTCGCCGGGGGTCTGTTGGGAATTGGGTCTTATTTATTTTCTTAGGAGGCACACATGCCCGATCGATGGGGGAGAGTAACACACAACGACTGGAACGCCATGACTGGGATGATAAACAATATCCAGGCCATGGGGCAGAGGAATCAGCTGTATAGGCAGAATCAGGATGAATACCAGCGACAAAAGACTTTCCGGGAACAAAGAGACCAAGTGGCCAAAGCCTATTTAAACTCTGCACAGGTTCCAAATCAAAACGTCGCAGGACCTGACCCCAGGATGCCGGTTCCGACGCAGGCACAGGACCCGGAGAAAGCGATCGCCGCCATGGGGGATGTATCTCCAGGGGCCTGGGTTGCAGGCCAAACCATGGCAGCGCAAAGCAAGCAGGCCGAGGTGTCCCTGATGTCCTCCGAAGAAGCTAAACAATTCCGGCAAAAAGAGAACGATATCGTGACTTGGATATCCCAAAACGGGATTGAGTCCATAGATAAAATTCCGTCTGAGCTGACAGCTGGCGTGCCGGGACAGAAGGCCCTTGTCTCAGCCCTTGAAAGAGAAGCGTCCAAGGTAGAAAACCAGCAAAAATTAACAGCAAACAGGATGAAGTTTCTCACAGGAAAATACCAAATTTTTTCCCTTCAGAAAGACGCTATCGACAAGGCACTTCTTGAAGGCCGGGAAGATGATGTGGTTATGGGCCTACGGCAAATGGTGAAAGATCTTCCTATACCGTATCAGCTGGGCGAGTTCAACCAGGAAGACAGAAGCTTCGATGTTCAGTATTTTGACAGAAGAACAGGAAAACTTAAGAGCGTTGAGAAAAAGCCGTTGGCGGAAGTGATAGCTGAAATGAATGCCACTGGGAAGGAAAAATATTTCAAGCAGGGTCTTGCGCACATGGAGGCCAAGAGACTTGAAAATCTCAAGGCTGAGGCAAACCCGCTACACGGTAAAACCAAAGGAGGCACGCCCGTTCTTATCACACCGCAGGTGCCCGTTCAGGAGCCGGATGGGAATTTAAACATCCGGGTGAAAGACGAGAAA